TTTTAAAAAGTATTTTTGCCATACTTTTTTTTAAAAAGTATAAAATTATCGTAGCAGATACCATGCGCCATAGTCAAGACGCTTCCACTCAATATTGTTCCCACAATAATCAGAAATGACATAAATGATGCCATTCGCGTCTTTGTAGTAAGAATACGACCTCATCCCTGACCCCCCGAAACAGCGACCCGTAGATATTGAATCTTGACAAATCAACTCATAATACGCTTTGGCGCGGGCTTCATCTTTGGGGCTTAGACATGGAAAAGAATCGCTTTCGGCGATGTTTTTAATTAATATATCCGCCTCGTTACAACATAATGATGATGTTGACGTTGATGTTGATGATGATGATGATGACATAATATTGTTTGTATTTTCTTTACGAAAAAATTACAAATTGAAAACACAATACACGAAGCAAAATATTTATTTATCCTATGGAACGCTTTATACTTTTTTTTTATACAAAGCATATTTATGCCCGACGCTTCTGACCACTCCGTCGATTTAGTCCACCTCCACCACGTTGTCCCTGTTGTCCCTGTTGTCCCTGTTGTCCCTGTTGTCCCTGTTGTCCAACTTGGTTGGCTCTCTCTTTCTCATTAGAACTGTAAGGAGGGGGGACACTTACGGATTCTGCAACAGGTATTGTTAGTTCAGGTTGTGTTGGTACTATTATTTGTGCTATTTCAGGTTGTGTTGGTGTTGGAGCAGGTGTTGGAGCAGTTGGCGTTGGTAATATTATTTGTGTTGGTAATGAATTCTTTTTGGCTGGAACTGGACAGACAAATGTATTTACTTTAAATAATGGCTGCGCAAGACCTTCGGTTGATCCATCTCCTACTTTTGATACGTGTCCGCGATAGACCGTTGTAAAAATTCCGAGGAGCACACATGCGGTGAGAGAGATAAACATGACATACGGCCCAAAATTGGAATATGTATCGGCCATAAGGAAAGCAGTGAATATGTACATAATAGCCGCCTTTTGGTTTTTAAGAAAGTCAGTGAGTGTATCCCGGATGGTATATGGCATCATGGGCGAACCGGTGTCTTCCGAAAGTTTTTTTGCTGGACAAAATGTCGTATAAACCATACAATAAAGTGACATAAACATAGAGACCGGTAATCCAACTCCCAACCCAATAACAATAATCATACTTGCAGCTCCACAATAAATGAAAAAACGAAAACACATTTTTAATATTGCCCAACATATCGGCCACCAAGTTGATTCGTCTTCTACTGGGACAGTAGGTTTGTCAACATGATACCATGGCATAGGTTCGTACGTTTTTCCGACAATTTGTACGTCTGCTTGAACCTCTGCGGGTTTGGAGAACAACATCCATAAATTGGCCAAATAGAGATACACAAAGTAGAAGGAACTTGTAATTGAAATAAACATGATAACACACATTAAGTAGAAAGGTGCCAAGAAAACCATAAACGTTTGTGAAAAGACACTGTTTACTGCATTAAAACACACTCCAATCATATTAAAGTCAAAAACCAAAAGTTCTGCCAAGACTGAACCAACGTACAGTGTGATTTTGGAGCTATTTGGTCCACTTGTCCACTCTCTAAGAAACTGAAAGGTGTTATTATTTCGGGCATTATTCTCATCGGACGAAAACGTTATTTTGGTAGAAGTGACCTTACCGACGCTATTGTAGGCAATATTGGTGTCAATTAGAAATGGGTTTCCTTCGTGTTGAGCCATAGATTCGATACCTTTGTATGGCGCCTTGAATATGCATGTTGGCAAAACCCCAGCCTGCGCTACTTTTGTTGCGAATATGGTTACTGCGGTCAACAGGAAACCGACAATGAGCAAAATAATTTTTGCAACTAATGTAGTATAATATGCTTGATAAGCGATTGGGTTTGTTAAGTCTGTAGTATCCCCTGACGGCATTTTTTTGTTTGTTACAAAAAGAAATGTTCAAATATTAATTACCGTTCTTCTTTTTATATTTGTTTATTTTTTGTAATATTGTTCACACAACTTGGACACTTGTACTCTTTACATAGATTTTGTACAAAATCTTTTACACCTTTTTTATTCTTTCCTTTTGTTTTCTTTTGTTTTCTTTTGTTTTCTTTTGTTTATTTAGAGAACGATATGTAGCACATGAATAAAGAAGACAGTGCTACAAAGGTTGCCTTTCCAACATGTACGGATTCATGCCAACACTCGTTCACAAAAAATAAACATTCTACTGTGTACGACAATGGTACCAATATGCCGCCATTATCGACAATTCTGATGATACCATATGTGAATATCCAATACGCAAGAAAGCGTTCGAATAAAATGTTTGTATTATCATAGTCTTTCATCATGGATAAATGCAATTCCCCCAAGATAGGAACATTGATAACTTTTAGTATCGCGAGTGCGCATAAAACGTCGTAGATTCCATTAATCTTTATAATATAGGACACCACACAAAACATCATTTGGTCTTATTTGGTTCAATAATTAAATGTTGTACTTTAGTTTTAATTGAAATACTTTTGTTCCCGATTGGAGAAAATTTGTATACAATAATTTATTGTAGTGCGTCGAAACACAAAAAATTGAAAACTAAAAAACAAAGAAACATTTTTTGTCCCCCCATAACAAATCTTTTTATAATTTAGAGTCGATAGTTTTCATCAAAAAAACAATGACAAATGTCGAAAAAAAACATGCAATGCTTACTGGACAACTTGCCAATATAACGAAAAAATTGGAGGGTCACATAGCGGACCATATTGACATGGAACAAACGTTTAAACGAATTTTGACAAACATACATTTTATCAATTTGGATTTGCCATTTGCCGACGCAGTGCAATCACTGTCCATGATAAAAGACCGGATGGAGATGAGTGAAAAACTTAAATTGAATGGCCAGAAACAAAATGCAAATAAGTTTTATATTTGCGAGACAAGATATGCGCAGCAAAGAGTTCAGCTGCATCTGACCATTATGAATATGAGAGAGGAGAAACGACGGATGAGAACAATTGGAACAATTGGAACAATTGGAACAATTGGAAGGATGGGAAAGGGAAAGGGAAAGGGAAAGGGAAAGATTGAACAGGATGGATTGTCCAGACATTTTGCAATCACCTTTCCCGAAGCTCGGCTCTTGACCAAGGACTTCATTTCGCCGCAAGTATGGGCAGAATATTGGGAAACGAAGTACAGATTCGTTCACATTCTAAAGCGGTTGAAACACAAACATGTTTTAACACTTTATCGAAAATTGGTACACACTGTAACGAATCTCGTATCGATATCGATGGACGACGTACTGACACTGCGGTACGACATTTGCACAAGGGACCTCATGATTTGGGGAATACATGGGAGCATATCTTATAGAAATGCTCCCATGAGAAAAGGAGAATTACTTGGATGGATTCAAGTAATTTTGGTGGGACTCAAACGAACGGAACATTGGGCGGTTGTTCTTAACTTTGTTCGCACTGTTTGCATATTGTTTCGCTAAAAGTGCAAAGGTACTAAGGTGCTAATAGTAGTTTCAAGGGTTCGTTGGAAGACAATGTCGCCTTTATTTGAAAAGAAAATGTAAATTCCGCCTTTTGTTGGAATAATTGTTGCAATAATTGCTGAACGAATTGTTGGTAATGTTGGAATAATTGTTGTGCAATACGTTCTATATATTTAAACGTTGTATGAGCGTAATGATTGATTTGCTCAGCAAGCTCCGCAAGTTCCGAACGTGAGTCCGCTACGTCTTCATCGATACTGTCGATAATGTCCATAATGGTCATCATGCCACAATAAAATACGAACAGCGACAAGAGTGGAAATAGTGAAAATAGTAAAATCATACTTTTTTGGAAAAAAAGTATGGCAAAAAAAGTATAGTTTTTATACTTATTTGTTTTATATTTTTTGTTTTATACTTTTTTGGAAAAAAAGTATGGCAAAAAATATATAGTTTTTATACTTATTTGTTTTATATTTTTTGTTTTATACTTTTTTGGACAAAAAGTATGGCAAAAAATATATAGTTTTTATACTTATTTGTTTTTATTTTGTCTTGTTTTGTTTTATATTTTTTTTTATTTTAATTATTTACAATTTGATTTTTTTTTTAACGATGATGCGTGAGTCGGAGTGTCTTTCGTTTGGCAGAGGACCTGGACCATCTGTCAGTTGTCCACCGTCTTTTCGATTTTTTCGACCTGGCCATATGCAGGTGTTCTAATTTGATTGGTCCAAAATGTCCCTTTCGTGCGGTATAGCCTGCTCGCAAAAGACGTTTATTTTTCTTGGCCGCGGCGCTCATACGCCTACTAACGATTCGTCCCCATTTGTTCATCATTAAGTTGCCCTTATTAAGTCCTCCAGATGTTTTTGAAGCAGTACCATGCCATACTTGGGCGCGGGAACCAATATTAATTTTCGACATTTGTCTTTAAGTTGTATTAATATATTAATATATTAAATGTTGGGGGGTATGGAGTATAATGAGATTTTAAAAAAATTGGACACAAATACGATAAAAAAAACACACATTCACGTATTCGATGGATATGGCGTCGACGATGTAGATATCGCCACGTTTTCAGGTGTCACCTTGTACACGTTGTAGCTATTTAAAGGCATAGTTAAAGCAATATACTTTAACACTTTATGAAAAAACGATACCAGTGGGTCAATGTACAATGGATATGTCATTAGCAAAATAATAATTAAAAATTTCGTAAACAAATAGTGTCCTTGCCGAATTAACACAAGAAAACTAACGCATACAGCCAATATAATATAGACTATTCGCAACCAGCCCGTCGCGACTCGTTGGGTATTATAGTCCTTGTATTGAAATGAAGTGAGTCTTGCAGATGCAGCGGATATTTGGCCATTTGTAAGTTTGATTTGCATACTCTCTGCAGTAGAATCTGACATAGTTGGCGTAAAAACCGTAAATAATTCGACATTTCGTAACAATCCCATTTCCGTTTTTTCTATTTCCGTTTTTTCTATTTCCCTTTTTTCTATTTCCGTTTTTTCTATTTCCGTTTTTTCTATTTCCGTTTTTTCTATTTCCCTTTTTGTTTGTTTATCAATACAAAAAATAAGGCGACGAGCATCCATTGACCCCGAATTGACCCCGCATTGACCCCGCATTGACCCCGAATTGACCCCGAATTGACCCCCAATTGACCCCGAATTGACCCTTGATTATTTTACGTCAATCTGACGCAAGTTTACTCGGAGTACAATTGGCGTCAGATTGACGTAAAATAATCAAGGTGTAAAGCAATTAGAGGGGGTCCAAGGGGGACTGAGTCCCCCTTATTAGGGAATCGATGGGTCCAAGAGGGGGTCCAAGGGGGACTGAGTCCCCCTTATTAGGGAATTGATGGGTCCAAGAGGGGGTCCAAGGGGGACTGAGTCCCCCTTATTAGGTTGCATACATGAGCGCACAGTTACCCCCAATAAAAGATATCATATTAATCCGTTCTTCAAATAAAACGAAATCAAAATTATAATCATAGATTCGCCAAGTTGGTTTGTTGATTCCGACAATTGTGTGGGTTGATGGGTCACATATTGCAAGCGTCTGGGCTAATGGGTCAAGTGAAGGAACTATCGTTACAAACTTCAGCTCGACTTTCGTAAATCTGCTCATATTTATTGCTCCTGAAGGCTGTAAATCCGAGTGACTACTGTGCAATGCAAAATTGTAGCAGAGTAGGCCATCCGGCGCACTCCCTGGCGTGCGGGTATATTTTTCCACAAAATTAAATACCCCCACTGGTTGCATATTTTCGCGGTAGATACCGTCGAGCAGTATACCCATTGTTACCAAAATGGTTTTCTGATTCTCAGATGAATATGGGCTCGTTATTAGCCATCCTGTCATGGTTCCATCCGTGTTTACCCCTGGTCCAATGTAGACATCTGTTGTCGAACCATCTGGATTATATCGAGTGACACCATAGTTACCGCCAGTCGGCGCAACCACCACGTTCGAAGGCATATACCCGTACGGCCAGTTGGTATAGTTGCTCCATTCATTTCTCAAGTTTGCATCGCTTCTACGGAAAAACATCATCCATGCACAAACCATGCCAAGAGAATCGAGTAAAACAGTATTAGGTCCAGTGACATTATAAAAAGTTGTCTGACGAACCTGTTTAATTAAATATTTGTGCTCATGCAAAGCAAACCTTCTTGACTCATCATCCGACAAGAAACAATACGTGCAGTTTAAATTAATGTCTGCGTTCCACAAGGTACGTGTATCCACGTACGAACCGGGTCCCAATATAATATCTGGTGGTGGTTGCAGAAATCGATAAAATTGCATGTAATATAGATTAAAATTGGGCGCAATATATGGGAAATTATTGGCTACATCATACACATCGCGAATTTGAAACAGTTCTTGGATTGGTCTAAATGTAATATTTACATGCAATTCATTATATTGCAATGCGATTAGTGGAAATGCCATTTGACTTTTATTGTTAAACCATGTGTTTAAAGGAATGTAAATCGTTCTTCCACGGATAGATGGTTCGCATCCTGCAGGGTCAGACGTGTAATATGCGTTTGGATATGAGTTTACACGAGGGGGCGCATTGGCAGGGTCCACGAGTTCAGGCACGTTTCCGGTCATTGCATCAAATAGTGCTTTCTTATCTGCCGTAAAATCACGTTGTACCATCGCTAATAGGTACTCGCCACTAAACTCTTGAAGTGTTTGGCCACCGCACGTGATACTTATCAGTGCAATCATTTGAGCGCCTATATTGGGAATCCAACGAAATTCGTAGGGGACCCACTGACCTCGGTTTGCCGGAACGGATTGGTTTGCCGGATTTGTGACATCATTTTGCACGGGAGGTACAATTGGTGACCAAATATTGGGGAGGTCTACTGATATATAAGAGTCCATTAAAAGGTCGGCGTATCTTGGTATTTTAAATGTAAATTGTGACTCCTCTGTTAGTCGGAGCGTTTTGGACCCTTCAAAATCTACTCTGAATTTTTGTAATCCAAAGTTGGTGTATTTTGCATAGGTTGCTTTAAAGAATGTTTTTGATGGGTTGCCATTTAGGATTATATTTTGTTGGCCCTCGGCGGCCAAATTCATAAGACCTCCTGCCATTATTGGGTTTGTTTAAATTATTGGTTTTTTAGCGCAACGCGTTTTTTGCAATGATTGTTTAAATTATTGTTTAAATTATTGTTTTTATTTGTTTTTTAAATTGTTTCTAAGCGGATTAAACAAAAAAAAAGGATACAACAAACTGTTGTTAAAAGTTTTTTGTATTGTGTATTTTATTCCAAACATCCCCCCTCCCCCATGTGCGCCAGCTGATTCGGTTCACTGTCGCGGCACCCATTACAACATATTCTCTTCTTCACACATTCTTCCACTCCTTCCACTCCTTCCACTCCTTCTTCACATTTTTCACATTCTTCCCACAATCGCTTATTGAGCGCCCGTTCCAACCCTTCCTCGAAACTGCGCAAATATATATATCGTAATCTAACGTCGACTTCTTCTACTTCTTCTACTTCTTCGACTTCTTCTACTTCTTCTACTTCTTCTACCGCTGCGCTAACTTCTACGGCTGTGCTAACTTGGTTCTTTGCGCGCAGGGCCTCGGACACAATAGAATCAAGAACACTCTTTACGATTCTTCTGGATTCAGACATGTTTTGTTTCGTTTTATTTCGTTTTGTTTCGTTTTGTTTCGTTTTGTTTTGTTTTTGGTGGATACAACCAGTAACTAATAGGTATTCAATTTTTTTTATATGCAATCAAGATGTTGATGTTCTTTCAGCCGTTGGACAAAAGTTTCTTGGGAATTTCGATTTTTCATGTAGCAGTTTGTGATTTCGGCTGGAGAATAAAATTTATCTGGTATCTCTGATTTGTCATCTTCCGACAATTCGGTATCGTAGTATTTCTTATACATTTGCGATATCACATTGATAGATGCATTATCCAGTTTTAAAGATATGTCAATCCGACCAGGCCGCCTTAACGCCGGGTCCAACTCTTCATAAAAATTGCTACTGATTATCAGTATTCGTCCGGGTGTTTCCCGAAGACCATCAAACAAAGTTAGAATATCATCCAATGATATCGGTTCATCATCGGAACTTGGGGTTGTCGATGTAGGCGATGACATGGCTGTCAATGATGTCAATGAAGCTGCATGTTTTTTCATCCATGCATTCGCTACAGAACCTGCACCTAACTCGCAAGCTTTTGTGACAAAGCTGAAATCATCACTCATATCATCATCGCATAACGACCCATCATTTTTATCATTTTTATCATTTTTATCATTTTTATCATT